CAAGATTAACTACTGGTTAGAGAATTCCGGCACAGAATGGACCTGTTCAAGGTTAAAAGCCATTTGGACTGCAGCTAAGCAGCTCAGAGCTGGTAACCATGATATTGTCAGATCGATCTATCAGGAGAACTCGATCGCCTATTTCAAGGGCACCCTATTACCTAGGGGTCCCATGAAGGCAGCGGTCAAAACGTTTGTTTTAGCCAAGCGCCCGTCCGTCATCCGACGGTCGGCAGCAGTGCTGAGGTCTTATACAGGCCTGCGTTTGAGGGACGCTTCTCGTACACAAATGGATAAGGCTCATAGAGCCATTACCGGTGTTCCAACCGGTGATACCCAAACCATAGAAGTTATGGCCGGATATATCCATCGATGGGTGAAGGAAAATTTTCCCCACCAAGACCCACTCAAAAGGGTGAATCTATCGAGGTTGAAAGCGTTTACTTCTTGCCATGGTGCGATTAGCCGTGGTAAGGAGATGAGTGAAGTACCATATTGGTCCTTCGTCAGCTCATTGACTAAGGCATGCTTTGTACCTGAAGTTCTCACCAGTTCCTTGGATTGGGAATTGGATGAGTTCCGAAACCTCCTTTTAGAGGAGGGTGCAGATGAATCCACTGGACACATTGCTCTCATTCAAGAGAATGGTTGCAAAGGTAGAGTGGTGGCTGTTCCGAATGCTTGGATCCAGCTCATTTTTTGAGCCTCTCCATCGTCGCATTGATAAACTTATCCAAAGTTTACCAATGTCTGCTGTACACGATCAAAACAAGGGTGCGTATTTTATACGTGCATCACTTGAGGCTAACAACCCCATTTGGTGTTTTGATCTGAGTAGCGCTACGGATAGATTCCCTCTGGTGCTTCAAACCCAAGTATTAGATTCCCTTGGATTTAATACGTACGCAGAAGGCCTCAAAGTGATCACCCAGGGATGGGTGGGACCTTTCGAGGAGTACAATTCAGTACTAGGATGGGGATACAACACCGGACAGCCCATGGGACTATACGGGTTATTCCCGTTATTCCATTTGACCCATTATGCAGTTTTCGATATT